ACACTTGCCACCAAATGCTTCAACTGCCCATCTTTTTCTTCTTTGACGAAACTGAACAACTGCTTTACTGGTCACTCTAACCTCCAACTACATTATTATTTATAATATTTAGAGGTTAGAACTCCCATCGTAGGTACTGCCCCTACCAATCTCCGATTAACAGTCGGGCCCGTTCGCTTGCTCGGTCGATGGGAATGGTGGTAGGAGGGATTTCTATGTGCGGACAGAATCACCTTTCACATCATCCAGTCTAAACCAGCGAGAGGTGTTGCACTTCCTACAAAGGAATACTAACGGGGATGTTGCCTCCCCACTAAATCATTTAGAACTTACAAAGTCATTAATTGTTTCTGCGTGCTCAAGAACATCAGAAAGAGTTGGATATTTTGAATCAAATCCTTCTGGCAATTTACCACCATTGCGGCATTCTGCTTTTGCAAACTCTATGTGATAATTGTCCGAAAGCATCGCATAAGCTTGCTTAAAGACTTCAAATCTAAGTTGGTAAGGTGTCATAAGTATTCTCCTATGTAATGTGTTTGTGTTTGTGTGTATTTGATGGAGTAAGTGTGATATACCTCATAAGGATATAACAGGGACTTACCCTCTATCAGTTTATATAGTAACAAACTCCGAAGAATTTGTCAAGCGTCCTTTGAGAGATTCGAACTCCCGACACATAGGTTCGTAGCCTACTGCTCTATTCCACTGAGCTAAAAGGACAAGGCGAAGGGTGAGGGATTTGAACCCCCATCGCAAGGTTTTGGAGACCTGCATCTTACCATTAGACCAACCCAACAGGTTCTGAGGGTAGGATTCGAACCCACGAATAGCGGGACCAAAACCCGCTGCCTTACCACTTGGCGACCTCAGATTAGGAGTTCAGGGTGGGATTCGAACCCACGGTGAAAGAAGTTTTGCAGACTTCTGCATTCGACCACTCTGCCACCTGAACGGGGTGACGTATGGGAATTGAACCCATCTGAGCGGTTCCACAAACCGCTGCCTTACCACTAGGCTAACGTCACAAGGCAGTGGGTAGAATTGAACTACCGACATAGAGGGTATGAATCTCTTGTTCTACCACTGAACTACACTGCCAACGGAAGTGGTTGGATTTGAACCAACGGATGCCCCTAAAGACATCGACGGTTTAGCAAACCGCTGCATTAGACCTCTCTGCCACACTTCCAATGGAAACAACTGGACTCGAACCAGTGGTCTTTCGATTATCAGTCGAATGCTTTACCAACTAAGCTATGTTTCCAAATAGTCTCAACGGGACTTGAACCCGTGTCTTCACTGTGAAAGAGTGATGTCCTTACCACTAGACGATGAGACCTGGCGACCCTAACGGGATTTGAACCCGTGATAATACCGTGACAGGGTATCGTGATAACCGCTTCACTATAGGGTCAAGGTGGGAGGAACAGGATTTGAACCTGTGAAGGCAGAGCCGTCTGATTTACAGTCAGATTCCTTTAACCACTCGGAAATCCTCCCACGATGGGTCTGGTCGGGCTCGAACCGACGACTTACAGGTTAAAAGCCCGCTACTCTACCAACTGAGTTACAGACCCAAATAATGTGGAAAATATTCGGTTGTCGATGTGCTGGTGGTCTCTCAACCACCCTTTAAGAATACCACCGTTTGGTCTCTGGGGGGAGATTGATGGGCACTTAGGAAACTGTCACAAGCAACAAAAAAGGGGAGGAAACTTTTGGTTTCTCTCCCCTGCCTTTTTGCTGTTATGGATTACATCTTACATATGTCTTTCCATATTCACAAACAGGAGAGTACCCTCAATATGCCAATAGCGGCAATCGAGAATACTAAACTGTTTGTTCATTTGGTTAGACATTGTTTTCGACCTAAGTGTTTTTATTTATAGGACTTTTTTGTTAAAAAGTCAAATTTCCTGAAAAGAGTGAAGTTCTCTATGACAATTGGCACAGAGTAAATCGCATTTATCAAGTTCTGCAGTTAATCTATCTTTAGAAACTAACCGCATTTTTTGCCAAGCAAATTCTTTTTCTTCGGGATTTCTGTGATGAAATTCTAAAGCACCATAGTATTTGGAATAACCACATACTCGACACTTCCCTCCTTTGTATTGAATAGCATCAAGTTTTCGTTGTTTCCAACGTTCTTGAAATATTGTATTCATACAAGGTTTGCAATATGATTGAAGTCGTTTGCCTTTTTTATAGGCATTATCTTCATTTAATTCAATTTTGCAAGTAGAACAAGATGGCATTTTACTTTAAATTTGGATAATATTATTTATACTATCCAACGGGTTAGGTAGGATTCGAACCTACGACTCACGCTTTAGAAGAGCGTTACTCTATTCCACTGAGTTACTAACCCAAGGGACCTCCCATCTTTATCGACCCAGTGGGCAGGGAGGGGCAGGACTTACACAAGGTTTGGACCCCTGTTGCCTATGAGAGTATTATACGGTCTTTGATGCTTCAGGTCAAGCTTTTGCTTCCTTGCGGGCATTCTTTTCTTCAGTAATTTCGGTTCTACGAGTCTTGACCAGTTTAGCGACTTCCTGAAGTGCTTTACGAGCACGAGTTCCTGCTGCACTATTACCAGCAGCAAATTTTTCGTCTTCTACTTTCCACGCTTCAACAGCATTCAGTAGTTCTTCTGATACGGACATAATAATCTCCAAAAATAAGATATGTTTATATAGTAAAGTTAGTTACAATCTTCAATCCAAGGAGCACAAATTCTCATTGGTGGTGCGAGTGCCTTACATTCGTCAGTATAGCATAAGATTTCATCATTTTTTTCTTCTATGTATCTTGGTTGATACTTTTTGTCTGCTTCCTTAATAATCCTATCGTATTCTGGTGTTACATTCTGAATTGCTCTATCAACATCTCTTTCAACTCTACGATTTATTTTGTCAGGATCTTTAAGTATAACTTCATTAATGATAGTTTGTGGGAAAAATTCTCTTTGAATTTCGTCCAATAAGTCCCAAAGTGCATTTTCTGATATTTTACTACATTGTGAGAGTGCTGTGATAATAATTGATATTATAATTCCTACAGTTATAAGTTGTTTATTTGTTTTCTTATTTCCAAACTTAAATTTAAACATAAGAAAGGGGAGTAGGCAGCACTCCCCTTATATATCAAACTTCTACCACGATCAGTCTGGAAGCATAATCATGAGCATACGAAGTGCGAGCACCATGATGCCCCCAACCAATCCAACTATACGCATAGTCCATGTAACGATTGATAGACTTACCAGGAGTTTTCATTCGGTCTTCAATCTGTTTCCATTGGACTTCATTTGTCAGATAGCGAAGTTGCGTGTGAAGTGATGATGGAGAACCACCATACCTCTTAGCAAAATCACCCAATCCATAATAACGATTGGCAGATGTCCATTGAATCAGTCCATAACCGCCACCGCAGTTACTCCAACTGGTTCTACTACCACCTTCGCAAATGTTAGGAACAAAAGTTGATTCCTGACGAATATTGCCCATGATGGTAGCAAGGGCGTTTCTGTCTTTAATACCACGCTCCTGGAAGAATGCCAGGGTAGCATTTTCATGTTCATTACACCCTTTACAAATTAGCCTTTTCTCTTTTGGCTTTGGTAATGCAACCTCTCGGATTGCTGTCTTCTTATCATCTACAAGGTCAAACTCTTTAATAACTGAGAAAGGCGCTTGTCCAGAAACTGGAGGAGGCGGACCTTGCATCTTGTAGTTGACGAATGGCAGTGTTGCCGCATTGGTTGTAACCGTTGCCAGAAGGGGCAGGGCTACAGTAAAGAAGTTTTGCACTAAATTTAATTGAACTCTACATCCGTATAGGAAAAGCGCACTTCCCCGTCTCAGGGGCAGATCCCACGGCTCTAAATCACATTCAAAGTCTCATAAAAAAGACCCTGCTCATAACAGAGATTTCTTCATAATAAGTTAATATTTAGGATTTGTCAAGTAGTCCAATTTTTAAAGTGGCACATATAAATAAAGTGTTATGCCTACAAACTAATGGCAAAGTCACCCAACAAAGGTAAAAAGGGTTCTCCAGGCGGAAAGCAATCTAAACAAAATCAAGGTAATGCGACTGCTAGAAAGGCAAAGAACGGAGGTAAAAAAAAGTGAAGTATGCCAAGAGAATGGAATACTCCCAAGCGTGAACCTTGGAACGCACCGATACATAATATACTAAAAGCAATCGACAATCACACTCAAGAGTACTTCAAGAGTGGTGATATTTGGCATCTAGAAAAAGCGGAACAACTTAGATTATATCTAACAGAATTAAAAACATGGATTCATAAGGAAGAGAGCAAATTATGAATCAATTTCCTTGGGGGGTAGTAACCATACTTGTAAGTGGACTATCATTCACTGCTTGGACGATTTACTATATACTAAGACTAGCACATCTGGAGATGAAAGATGTATCAGTACAAGATCAAAAAAATCAAAAGAATCATTGATGGAGACACCATTGATATTGATATCGATCTAGGATTCAATCTTACAATATCCCATAGAGTAATATTAAAAGGTATTAATGCTGCGGAAACAAGAACAAAAGATTTAAAAGAAAAAGCAGAAGGCATAAAGGCAAGACTATGGTTGGAAAAAGAACTTGCTCGTGAAGGTGAATGGGTAATCGAGACTCACAAAGAGGATAAATATGGAAGGATACTAGGAACTTTATATCTTGCAGGCGATTCAGTAACCCTTAACGAAAAAATATTATCTGAAGGTATAGCAAAACCTTACATGTAAAAATGAAATCTATACTTCTCCTTGAACTATTAATTATGAGGTTAATAACTAACGAAGGAGTATTCAATGAAGGACGAAGACCTCAACCAAAAAGACAACCAGGAGAAGTCATCAGATTCATCAGAAAACCTGCCAAACGTGGTAGAAAAAAAGCACGGTTCTTTATTGAATAAACTTATCTTCATTGTTTGTTGCTCTATAGTTGGATTTGTTGGAATAAATTTTGTTGCTTGTAATTTTATGGTGCCAGGCACAATCAATAGAGCAAATGCAAAAGGAGAATTAAAAAATCCTCCTCCTTTAGATTGTAAGGAATCTGAAAGAAGAGGATATGAAACTTTATTGGCAATCTTAACTACAGTGATTGCTTTAAGAACTAAAGTAGAAGAAGATTAAGATCTCCAAAGTTTACCTTCAGCATTTCTGCGTCTTTGTAGTCCAGCAGCAACTTTGGTGCCAGGATTATGATAAAAATAAAGAGCATCTGGCACTTTATCCCATTCTTTATTCTTTAATACTCTAGTAATGGTAGTAAAACCAGAAGAGTTGTAAAAGCGAGCACCAAGATTGTAAGCAAAAGATAATAGAGCGCCTCGTTGATTTTCATTCATTTCATCCCAGTGAGGAATATTTTGAAGTGGTGGTAGAAACTCTTTTCTCAACTGATAGTAAAGAAGGTCATCTGCTTCATCTTGAGTAATTGTATTACCAATCATAAAACGAGTGCCATCCTTTCTACGAGTGCTTCCCCATCCGATTGTGATTGGAAGTCCACCAGTCAAAGGGTCATAATATGCTTTCAAATGACATCCTTCGAATTCCTTGATTAAATCTACACCTGGAATTGGAAGACCTTCAAGAGTTGGCTCTACCTTTTGGTTTCTATACCTTCTAGCAAACTCATCAAGAATTTCTTTGTGAACTGATGCTTGTAGAAAATTCCAAGCATCAATTTGATGTGGTAAATCTTGATGATATTTTACTGCATCCGTAAATTTGATACTCATGAGAATACTCTTCCCCATCCAGACTTAGGACCATCTACAGTCCATCTCTTTTCTAGAACAGACTTCTTATAAACAGCACCTTTACCATTATTAACAGACCCCGTGTATCCATCATTCAGACTTCCATAAGGGTCATTGACAACATAATCTCCAGATGCTGTCTTACCAATCACTACAAGCATGTGCCCACCAGTAGGTGAAGATAAAGAGCCCCTATGAAGAATGCCGATAATGACAGGTTTCCCATTGGCAAGCTCCCTATCAAGATCAGCAAAAGAGAGATTGTAACTAAATCGTGAAGTAACACCATAAGACGATAAAACTTTCGTCTGGACGGCATGATCAGTCGTATCACCGATTGCGAAAACTTTTCGAATGTAAGCATCATCGCCTTTCGGTCCTTGAAGTGTTCCTGGTTTTAGATACTCAAGACACATAGCACAGGCTGATGAATTACAGGTTCTTTGTGCGTCCCTATAATTATCCGTTTGTGGATAGAAGGGGACTTTGAGAATATCTGACTTTGGTGCTTCTACCTTTGACCTATAAATTCTAACCCAATTAGCATCATCATCCATCAGGTCAGATGCTTTTGCAAGTAAATCCTTTTCAAGTTGCTCTACTGCTGCAACATGCTTTGGATTCTTATCATCATAATATTTAAAAAAGTTATGGAGATCGATTTGCATTTTATTCTCCTATGTATTCTAGTGAAAAAATATCATGATCTTCAATATCAGGATTCAACCATTCACTAAATTCAGATTGAATTGCGTGTGCTGCTTCGATGTCATAATTAGACAACTCATGAATACGGTCAATTGCCCAATCATGAGATTCCCGAAGTGTCTGTTCCAAAGTGACCATAATCTTTCCTCAAGTATCGTCCAAGAATATTACTATTGTAGTATTCAGGCACTCCGTTGTCAAGTGATTCTTTCAACACATTATTTAGAAAAAGTTGCCTTGTTTCTTCATAATTACAATCCATCTTCTTATCGTGAAGACTCAAAATGACTCTACTGAAGGTCTCTTTGCCGTATTTCTTTACATCTTCTTTCAACTCAAAACAAGAACCATAATATCTCTTCCAATCTGATTCTTGTTTTACTTTTCTTTTCTTTCCTGGTGGTTTTCTAAAGGACCAAAAATATTTTCTACCAATGTATTTTCTACCGTTGGACTGATTGGTAATGAGATAAACAAAACCAAAGTTGTCCCCAATATCATCAGTATCAAACACTTGGTCGTTATATCTCCAAGGATTCTCATAGCTCATATTATAGGATCTTATGAGATATTATTTATCCTTCAACCGGAACAAAGGTATTCTAGCAATAAAAAAGCACCCTGTCAAGAGGGTGCTTAATGGTTATTTGAGTTTTGTATCAGAGACCCTTTGCGTGTCTGGTTTTACCACTTTCATCAGTCCAGGTTTCTCTCTCCATTCTTGGAGTTACATAACCTACACCAGGAACAGCACCAGTCTTACCTTCTCTTCTTGCCTCATTTCTTGCTGCTGCTCTTTGTGCTGCTCTCTTACGATTCTTTTCGTAATTAGTCATTGCTTCATCGAGCATACTATCAATCGATTCAGAATCCATTTGAGACATAATGTATTGTGCTTCAGAGATTGTTTCTGCGTGCCCTGTATCAAGGAGATACTCAAGAACTACATCAAAGACATCAAATTCTTCCTTCTTAAGTTCTGCTGCTCTTCTTGCTGCTTTGTTTCCAGTTCCAGTATTGAGACCAGTAAAGTTGGATTTTACTGGGTTCTTAGCAACTTTTAGATTAGGAGGAGTTCCGCCATACCCATCTACATTAGCACGACTGATGTGTTTGATTTGAGCAACATTAGCACCTTGGCCAGACTTTGCTCTACCAGAAGGAGTGGAACGCTTAGCAATCATTTCTGCTGCTTTTGCTTTACCCTTTTCGCTGGTGATTGCCTCATCAATAACCTCTTCACCAAGTCTTTCAGCAGCTCTACCAGCAGCAGCACCTGCCTTACGTGCCTTTTGTGCGACCGATCCAGCAGCACCAGCAGCAGCACGGAGACCCCTTGCTAGGAGTCCTTTAACTCCCTTCTTGACCTCTGCCTTCTTCTTCTCTACGGCACCAGTAACTGCCTGCTTAACGGCACGTCCTGCTCTTCTTGCCTCATCTTTGGCAATTGAACCTGCAATGCCTGCTGCTGCCTGAGCACCCTTTACCCTTGCCTTAACACGCTCTACAGCGCCTCTAACTGCTGCTTTGCGCTCCTCACCACGCTTTGTAGCAGTGGTTGATTTTTGATATGCTCTTGCCTCTTTTGAACCAGCAGGAGCATATGGATTGAGTTCCATCAGGTACTCGGTTGCTGCTTCTTCTACAGTTTCTGCTGCTTCATCAAGTGTATATCCATACTCCACACACTCTTCAACAAGTTCTTCAACAATCTCTTCGATCATTTCTAAAGAGATTCCATCAGTTTCTTCGTAGATATTTTGATATGCTTCTTGCAATGATTGCAAGTCAGTTGCTCTAAACATTTTTTTATAGTAATAGGAATTCCTGGAAATATTTATAAAAAAAGAGGGTCTTAACGACCCTCTAACCATTCTTTCTTATAATCGTAATCTCCAAACATAAATTCATCAGATTCTGCTGCTTCTCGATAAGCATTCAGAATCTCTTCTTCACACCATTCATCATAGTTGGAATCATCTTTAAGTATCTTGGGATTCATCGGATTAGATTAAGTCCTGGTTCTAGTAATTTATATTCGTTCCCATTATAAACAACTCCAGAGTAATATTCTACAGTATTCACCACAGAAAACATATTATATTCCCTACCATCTTCAAATGGTGTTATATCTATCAAATCTCCATAGGTATTTTTCCAAATGCTATGATATATCGCACACCCATAAGTATCGTCATCAATATCTGTAATCAAATAGTATCCACTTATCTTCTCCCCACCATAAGTGTGTACATAGTGATTTACATTATTATGACAATTTGCATCAACACATAATGGTTTTTTAATAACTGGCACCTTTAACAAAGTGGAAGAAAACTTACAATACTCTTGAAGTTTTACTACGCACTCGTCTTCAGGTAATGATATTCTAAACTTTCTCAATACTCCACCCATTTCTTCTTGGACCTTTTCTATCATAAAGTATTGCTGCGTTCATAGTAGCATAAGAGATATTTTGAGATTTGCAAAATTCTTTTAGTGCTCCTGTAATAATATACTCTTTATTTTCAGGAGATATAATTTTCCAAGTTTTTGAATTTGGGTTGTCTTTTCCAAACTTTGGTGCTCTATTTTTACTTATTTTATCCTTTGTTTCTTGCGAAAGTTTAACCCCATATCTTGGATTATTTTTACCCGCAACTTTTTCACTTATTTTTTTCTTTGATTCTTCACTATGTTTTCTACCACCAAATCCCCTAGTTTTTTGTCCTCCAGGTTTCCCTTCTCCACCAAGATTTTGATTTAAAAGAACTCCACCATCACATTTTCTTCCCCAAAGTGCTATATGTTTTATTTCCAATTCTATTGCTTCTTCTTTAGTAAGACCAGATTTTACAATCCATCTCCTCTCTTTTGGTGGTAAAAGTTCAGCACCATTTCTTCTAGAATGTCTAGAATTAATCCTTCTTGGTTTTCCGTAACCAACATAAAAGGGAGAACTAAAGTCCTCCCTTAAGTAGTAGTAAAGAATATAATTATTCATTTTAAGACTGAAATTACCTATTACTATTTATATAATACACTATTTCAGTCTTAATGTCAATCATAATTGGAATCCAGAGAAAGTGTCTTTTGTCACGTCTTGTTTAATACCACCAACAATATATGACTGCACCTGTGTTTGCTGTGGCGCCACTTGAAGACCCTTAGATGAAATCCAGTGATCCGTCCAAGGAAGGGGATTATTCTTCGCAGGAATATCATAAAGTGGTTTGAGTCCAATTGCCTTCATTCTACGATTCGCAATCCACTCAACATATTGCTGAAGAAGTTTATCATTCAGTCCAATCATCGATCCATCTTTAAACAGATACTCTGCCCAAAGTTTTTCTTGATTGACTGCGCTTTCGAAGGTCTTGTAGACCCATTGCTCTTCTTCTTTACAGATTCTTGCCATCTCAGGGTCATCACCTTCCTTCCACTTATTCAGGATGTTTTGAGTGATGACCAAGTGCTGATTCTCATCTCTAGCAATCAGAGAGATGATTTTTGCACTTCCTTCCATAAGTTTGAGTTCGCCAAATGCAAAACTGCAAGCGAAACTGACATAAAAGCGAATACCTTCAAGAATATTAACGTTTGCAACTGCTCGGAACAGTTTACGTTTGAGTTCATATCTTGCCTCTTGTGCGTATGGGACTTGTTCTAATGCATGAACCCACTCATTTGAATTGTCATAACGATGAGCACTGTTGATGAAGTCATTGTATGCCTGAGTAACACTCACGGCACGTTCTAAAATACGGTCATCTCTGAGAATAGTATCAAAAACTTCAGATGGGTCTGAATAAACGTTTTTGATGATATATGTGTATGAGCGACTATGAATCATCTCCATAAATTCCCATACCTTCATACACGCTTCCAGTTCGGGAAGGGAGCAGTAAGGCGCGAACGCCATACCAGGACCTCTTCCTTGAACTGAGTCCAGCATTACCTGATACTTCAGGTTACTGGTAAAAATATGCTTTTGTTCTGGACGCAGTGTATGGTAATCACTGCGATCTTTTTGAAGCGAAACCTCTTCAGGTCTCCAAAAGTATCCTAGTTGTTGAGTTGTTAGTTTATCGAAAATTGGATATTTGTAAGTATCATACCTCTGTATTCCTAGTGGTTGTCCAAAAAACATTGATTGCTTTTTGGTGTCTACTTCTTGAGAATTGAAAACGGTCATTGATTCGACCATATTCTTCTCCTGTGAATTGGTTTTGAAACTAAACGTCATAATTTTTCTACTAAACTATCTCAACTGTTATATTTAACGGGATTAGATTTTGCAACTTTCGCAGTCTTCCTCTTCGGCACTCATAATATCATCAAGAAGAGATTCAAGTTTTTGCTTCTTCTCTTCAACAATTTCATCAGTTTTATTATCATAAGTATTCTGATAATAACTTGTTTTCCAACCCAGTTTGTAAGTGGTCAAGAGATCTTGTGCCATTACCGAAGTCGGGACTTCATTATCTGGATAGTTTTCAGGATTATAAGACCAGTTTCCAGAAATTGCTTGGTCGAAGAACTTCTGCATTACAGCAACCACATTGATATAACCACGATTGCTAGGCATATCCCACAGAAGCGTATAATTGTTCTTGAGAGTTTGATATTGGGGAACAATCTGCTTAAGCGGACCCTTCTTGGACTTCTT